AAAGGCTACTCGGCAGAGTTGTTACAACGGGGTTTGTGGAGTAAGTAACAATGCTTTCGTGCTTTTCTACGATTGCATCGTAATACTCCTCATAGCCCTTTACTGCCGTAAACCACGGGCAAAAATCCTTGTTGCCTCTGGTATCAGTAACAGTTACGCTGGTTGCGCTCGGTGCAATGGCGATATACGCAAGCATTATCTCTTTAACCTTTGCCGTATCTGCCAGAACAGATGCCGTAGGCACCGTGCTTGTACCCTCTCGCAGTTCAAGCGTGATATTGCGTGCGCTTACATTGTTATCGTACTTAACTACCACATAATCGTAACGGGTAGAGGTTGTGCCGTTTGCCGATACAGTAAAAGCCTCCAAAGCATCGTTAATAAATGCCTTGCCCTTAATCACTGCCTTACCAGCGTTTACATTGATAGTCCTACCGCTTGCCACAACAACCTTTAAACCTTGAGGGTTGCCGCTTGCATCGTTGTTGGTCTTAACTACTCCCGTATCGCATACAATGCTCAAAAAGTCGCTCAAATCGTCTGCGTTATAGTTGCGATCATACCCCGTCTGGCTCGTGGTATCTGGCAATGCGTTAAAAAATAATGCCTTACTCATTGTTTACCTCCATACTCTGCCTCTTCTCCGTATCCGTTGGCATCTTGTTTAAAAGTGTATTTTGTTATAATGCTATTTGCGAAAAAGTTAAAATACTCATCTTGCACCCTAACCATATCGCCTATGAAAAAATCTTCATCAAATGCGTAAATAGAATTTACTACATCTATCTCGCCCTTTACCTCTTCAATGGTGATATGCTCGGCAAGTTTGTTTTTACCCTCCTCCAGCATCCACCCCTTATATAAGGTGCTATCTGGTGTGGTTTCCTTTTCCTCTCCGCTTGCATCCTCGTACTTGGTAGAAATATTGCTTTCTACCAGCACCTCGGCACGATCTATGCCAGTTGCGCCAATATCGTGCGTTTGCGTATAGTCCACATCATCAACCGTACTAACCACTAATGCGCTCGTGGCTATTTCGGCATCATCCGTTAAATACTCGCTTGATAGCAAGTTATCAAGGCTTTGACTAAATCTTACGCTATCGGTCTTAACTCTGCCCGTAAAAATACTGTATTTAAGTGTGCCGTTTACAAACTCAACAATAGAGCCACAACCATACTGTTTTAACAAATGGGTAACAAACTCCAGCAAGTTGCCTCTCGGTGCTTGCGTACCGCTTATATCTATAAGCAAATCGTTTGTATCTACAATAAATTTGTGGTTGCCGTTGTTGTCGCTTATGGTACGGGTTGCGCTTGCGCCCGTGCCTAAAGCGTGATTTACAAGCCCATAAACGGCTTGTGTGATCGTGCCTTGTAACTCTTTGGGTGTGAGTATGCACCGCTTGTTAAGCAGCCATTTTGCCTCGTAGCCCGTTGCGCTTATCATTCGTGCGCCTCCAGCCGTAAAGGTGTACCGCACCGAGGTTATAACCCAGATAAACCGCTTATTAGGCAACTTAACATATCTGCCCTTTTGCAATGCTTGCAAATTTGCTTTGGATGCTCGGCAGTATACCTCAAACTCGCCTACATCTTGATAACTCAACTCAAACCAGCACTCTTGTGGCTCAATAAGTGCCAGCGTTTTAAGCGTGTATTTGTCCTTGATCTCTACATAAGGTATCATTACTCATACCTACCTTTGTAAATGAGTGAGTAATACACATTGCTATTTGTTGCGCCATCCTTTGTGGTTACGCTAAATGTGTTTTCGCCAGTTTCAAGTTGCAACCACTCGTTACCTTGCCACTCCAAATAATTTAGGATCGGCTCGCCATTATAGGTATCTAACCCGTTAATAGTTATATACTTGTTGCCTTTAACGGTGTTGATCTCTAACTCATCATTTGCTTGCAAGGTTAGATTAAGTTGCATATACCAGCCGTTTTGCTCTCCCGTGCTACAACTTATGCGAGGGTTTACAACATCGCCCATTGCCACAAGTTCTATAAGCATACCTACGCTGGCATCGCTCTTGTTTTCAAATGTCTTTGTTAAGTCGGTATCTATTGCGCCAAAAGGTCTGCCGTACTCGGTAAAATATTGCCCCTCTTGGGGAAAGGTAAGCAAATCTATATACTCGCTTATCACCTCTACCAAGTGCGCTACATCCTCCCAGTAAGGTTGCCCACAATAAACAGAGAGTGTTATTTTGCAAGTTTGCAACATACGAGAGTAAGGAGGCACCGTGGCTACACCTTTAATGGTTATATCCCTCTCGCCCTCAACCTCTCGCAATGTTACAAACTGCTTGCTTTTTACGATGCTCGTAAAATAATCTATACTGGCACTTATATTGCCACGCAAGGTAAACACTAACTCTATGCCCCTCGGCAAAGCCCGTACACTTTCAATGGTTGCGCCATCCGTGTACGGGGTTTCACTTTCGGCAATGTCGGTTTCGATGCCGTGTAAGCCCTCGGCTGCCGATAAAATAAACTTATCTCGGTTGTTGAGGAGGTCTAATACTTGGTTATTCTTGTTGATTAAAGTTAATTGCATATTACACCCCCATTAAAATGCGCTTGGTTTCCAAGTTGGCTTTGTGCAGAGCGTGTCGGCTGGTTTCCATTCTCTCAAAATAGTTATTTACTGTGTTGTTAGTAGTCTTGTTGCCAGTTTTTGCGCCCAACTTATCTGCGAGTTTATCAATCCAAGCCGTATTGTTTTCAAGAGGCACAATAGCCTCTTTGCCAGCCTCACCGATCATAGCCAGCGTAGCCCTATCAACTATGCCACCCTCGGCAAGCGTAGGTATTTTAGGAATGTTTACACCAAAGGTGCTACCGCCATACTTCGGTACCCAATCTGGTATATCAACTTTCAACTTGTTAATAGCACCAATGGCACCGTTAATGAGGCTAATAACGCTATTGATAATGCCCTTTACAACTCCTATTTTCTTTTCAAAAATATTACCGATAAACTCGGCAACGGAAGAGCCAATTTTTTTGATGCCCTCCCACATTTTCGTAAAGAAATTTCTAAAGCCCTCGCATTTATTCCAGAGCGTTACAAAGGCTGCCACAAGCAACGCAATGGCCGCAATAACTAAACCTATTGGGTTTGCCATCATTACAACATTCCAAGCAAGTTGCACGGCTTTTGCGATCTTCATAACCGCATTGTAAGCCTTTATACCAGCCGTTATAGCACCTATCGTGCCAACAAGCGTACCAAGCACGGGTACAAGCCAATTTGCATTGTCAAGCACCCAAGTTAATGCCGTCATAAGAGGAGGCAAAGCAACCTCTACGAGTGTTGTTATAGCACCGCTTATTTTGGATATAAGCCCCTCTATATCAACCTCGCTAAATTTCTCCATTACAGTTTGTAAAACTCCTACCATAGCAGTTTTGAAACTTGTAATGGCTGGTTGCGCTTTATCGGCTATCTCTGCCATTGCTTGGTTGTATTTGTTCTGTGCATCGTTGGCCGCTATAACCTCTTTGTTAACCTCTTTGTACTTTTCGCCAGCCTCTCCGTAACTCTCGTTTAGCGTTTGGAGTATAAAAGCCCGTTTTTCCTCTTCGGTATCAAGAGATTGCAACTTTTTGTTAAATTCCTCAACACTACCACCAGCAAACTCTATGGCATCAACCATACCAGCGTTTGCTTGGTTAAGGGTAAGCGTGGTGCTTGCGCCCTCTGCGATATTTTCCACGGGCAAACTCTTGCCAAATCGTGCATACGCACCCGTTAGGGAGTTCGTGAGTTCTTCAAGTTCTTTTTCATTTGACGCAAACTCGGCAAGGTGTAAACTCGCCTCGGTTGCTTGGTCGCTATCGCCCAATACACTAAACAACTCGTTATAGGTTTTCTTGCCAGCCTCTACGCTATGCCCAGATTGCGCAAAGGCGGTATCAAGCATACCAAGTTGCGTGCGCAGTTCTTTGGTTTCCTCTACAAGGCTATTTAAGCCAGCAAATGCACCCACGCACGCTGCGCCTATGCCAGCAATGCCAAGCGCGGCACCTTTTGCAATGCCACCGCCCAGATCCTTTGCCGCTTGCTTTTGCTCTTCAAGTTCTTTGGTTACCTTGTCGAGTTCGTCTTTGCTCTTTACTCCAGCATCGGTTAACTCTTTTAGGCTATCGGTGTAATAGTCTATATTCTTTTGGGTTTCCTTTACCTTTGCGCTCTGGTTGTTAATGGCGGTTGCTAACTTTTGCCCTTGTGCCGTGTTCTTTTTCTGCTCATCGGTGAGTTTGTCGTACTCATCTTGTAGCATTTGTAATTTTTTCTTCTCGGCATCATAAATCCCGTTTAACTGCGTGATCTTTGCACGCAAGCCATCTGCGTTATCATTCCACTTGCCCATAGAGGCAGTAGAGTTTTTAAACTCCGCATTAACTTGCGCCATATACCTATTTAGTTGCTGGGTACTGGCAGAAAAGTTAGATATATCAGCCTTAAAAACTGTGCTTATAACTCTTTCATCTGCCATTTATAACACCCCCTTTAATGCCAAGTTGCGTTTGCGCTTGTTACCCATATATCTTGCTCGGTATTGTTTCCGTTTTTCTCTTTCCTATCGTGTATGATGCAATCTGCGTATAGATCGTAAACCTCCCGTGTAGGGCGGTTTAATATCTCAAACGGGGAAAGCCCAACAAATCTACCGCATAAGCAATCTATCAAATCAAAAAAACTTTCTTCAATTGTTTTGAAAACGGGAGGAGTCCCGTTTGTGCCTCCTCCCCCCGTTGCTATTTTTTTGCCGCACTTGCTACAATCTCGTTAGTTTCTCTACCAATCTCGTTAACAAATGCCAGCCACTCGGTGGGATCAATATAGTTAAAATCGTCATTCTCAAAATGAGGGAAAATAGTTTTGAGAATATCAAGAGTAATAGCCTCTTGCTCCTCCTCGCTCTTTCCGTTCAAATTCTCGCTCAACGATTGCACCTTTTTACTAACCCCCAGCAAAAGCCTACGGCAAATATATTGCTTTGTAGGCTCTTCACTCGTACAATCCTTGTAAATGTTTATTACTGCGTACATTTTTGTTGCCTCCTTTTAAATGCACCTTTATACAAGTTCGGTTTCTGCGTTGTCTGGGGTAATTACCTTTGCAAACCACTTTTCTACAAGTGCCTTGTTGGTTTCGGTAATTGCCATTGCAAAATCCAACTCGGTTTTGCCCGTCTTTTCCCAAGCAACATCAGGTGCCGCAAAAGTAATATTAACCTCTTGCCCCTCGCTACCCGTGCCACGATCAATGGTGTTGGCGGTCTGGGAAATAGAGTTAACAATGCCCTTATAGCCCCAAACAATCTCACAAGGTCTGTTTACATCGCCATCGTGCAAAGCGTAACCGATTGCAAAATAAGGACGGGTAGAGCCATCTGGTGCAGTACCATACAACTTGTTAGTACCAATCTCTACAACGCTCTTGCCCAGCAACTCGGCATCTACCGAGGGATCAAGGCGCATACACGAAAAAGTACGGGTAACGCTCGTACCGCCATAAACAGTATCTTGCAGTTTGTTATCTGCCCATACCTCCTCGTTATCGCTACTGATCTCACGGGAAACGCTCTTAACCTCTGCCAACTGCTTAACATCGCCAAAAGTTACTTTGCCATCTGCATAAGTGTAAGGTGCGTAAACCAATCTGCTACAACCTCTAAACTGTCGCATAGTTTTAATCCTCCAAATAATCTATTTTTTCAACATCTACCATACGGCTATACCAAGTGTTGTTGTATGTGCCGTTATGGTAGCCGATGCCTCCAACATCATACCCCTTGCTTATAAGTTGCTTTATTGCCCCTTGCAAGCCCGTATAAAGCCTTGTAGCATCTTTGGTGTACCATTTAAGCGTAAACTCATACAAATGCGCTCTCGCCTTGTTATCGGCACTCACGGCATTGCTTGTATAGTCCTCGCTTACTGTAAAATACTCGTCTGGCAAATCTTCAACGGCTGGAGCATCTCCCTCAATATAAACGGGTATTACTCCCCCGTTATCGTTGAGTATGATTAAATCCTCATCAAGTCTAATCATTGGTTAAGTGCCTCCTTTAATGCCTCTGTAAAAATTGCCTCTTGTAATTCGTTTACTTGCTTTCTAACCTTGCCTTTTACCGCTATGGCTTGGTGCAACTTGGCATCTTTAGCCTCGTTAGGTGTGCCGTGTACGGCAAGTATTAACACCTCTGGTGCTTGTGATAGGTCAACACCAGCATAGGCGGTAACGGTTGTACCGCTTACCTCTACTGGCATTTTGTCAACCTCTATAAGGCTTGCTCTCGCATTACCTTGAGAATACTTTTCACCCTTTTTGAAACTAAATTTACTGTTTTTCATTGCCTTGCCAATTTCAATGTTTACAAGGTCACGGCTTGCCTCTAATGCCTTTGTGGCAGTATCTAAAAGCAATTCGTTACTTATGTTGCTTATGTCCTCGGCAAGGTCTAAAAAGCCGTTAAAATCCAAGCCAAAGCCTTTGTTTTGTGCCATTACGCACCTCCGCTAATTCTTTCAAGCGTAAGCACCATATAACGGCTACGCATCTCTACATTTTCTGGCTCTCCTTTTATCTCAAAGTCAATGCCTCCAATGGTGAGTACATCGGCTGCCGTAATGTCGGCTTTATACCAAGTTATAAAAGTAGTTTTCTCGTTTATGATCGTTAAGCCGTTAGCCGTTGTTTCTGCCGTGCCTTTCTGCTTAAACTTGCCTCTAATCGTGCCTACCTCGGTATAACCCTTTATGGTGCGCCCGTTTACCTTTTGGCTCGTTGCTTTCTTGTGTACGGCTGGAGTTATAAACTCTCTTATATTCGCTGGCTTATACATCGTGCCACCCCCTTATATATCCTCGCTATGGGGATGATTTACTCGCAAAGATGCTATAAGTGTTTCGGTGGTTTTGCTTAAAGTCCCATCCTCTACAAGATCGGTAACGATTTTTGCCAGAAAATACGCAGCGTTTGCAGAGTTAATAAACTTGTTACTTACTCCTTGCTCGTAAAGAGTTAACTTGGCAAGTTCTGCCCAGTTCTTTACAAACTCATCTTGGCCGCTATCGGCTAAATTCGTCATACTTGCTATAATATCGTTTGCCATTAAATCACCCTCCATAGTGAGAAAGCGTAAGAGGTAAGGAGGCAACCAAAACCCCTTACGCTTTTTTTAAAGTTAATTATGCGCCAGCACCAACGGTGATCTTAACCATACCGCCTTGTGCTACCACATCTGCGCCCAGTTCAACATCGCCACGGATTGCATCCATCAACTTATCAAAGTAGAAATCCTCGCTAACTGCAATCTCGTAGTTAGAGAAAAGATCCAACTCAATATTCTTGGGCTGTCCGTAAAGCATAGTGCCAGCCGTGAGATTTTTGTTAAGGCAATACTTAACAATGGTGCCGCCATCCTTGATAGTACCCGTGTTGGGGTTTTCATCGGGGATAATCTCAAATACTGCCTTTTTCTCGTTAGCACCACGCACCTTGCCCAGCGTGATAAGATCTGCCTTGTTAAGGAACAGATAGGCTGCGCCCTCTACTCCCTCATCGCCACCGTAGTTAAGCACAATCTCTCTTACTGCATCTGCGTTAAGTGCGGTAATGGTCTGTGCGGTAACAAGGGTAGAGGCAAGTACCTTTTCAGTAACAATGCGTGCGGCCTCCTTACGCAGAGCAAGCATAGCCTTTTCCTTTACCTTTGCCTCGTACTGAAGAGGCGACTGCTTCTTGGTCTGCTTGGAAATGCTATCAAGAATAGCGATGCTCTCTGCGGAAATGTCAACAAAGCCAAAGGCAGTGCCAGTACCGCCAGCCGTGCCACCCTCGGTCTGGCTTGCGGCCGTTGCATCGGTCTTGGTGTAAGCAATGCGGTTTTTGCCCATACCCTCGCAGTT